GCTGCTCAACCTAAATCCGAGTAATGCAAACCGATACCAACAGCAACAGTGGGGTTGGAATCTCTCTGGCTACCGCTGCCGCTGCTGGTGCGGTTTCTTTGCTTCCTCAGCTAACACAGTGGTTCCAGTTTGGGGCCGCTGTGTTGGCTTTTGTCGCTGCCGCAATTGGACTCTGGAAAGCTCTAAAAAAATGAACTGGAAAACTACTCTTGCCGGTGTTGGTGCAATCATGGTTGCCGTTGGTGGAGCGTTGAAAGCTCTGTTTGACGGCGACCCGTCCACCAACATTGATCTTGCTGCGACCATTGCCGCTGTGACCGTTGGCTTTGGTTTGATCGCTGCTAAAGACGCAGATAAGAAACCGAAGTGAACATCGTCGAGCAGATTATCACCGCTCTCTTAAAGTGGCTGACTGGTCTGGCTAAAACACCACCAACCGCCGAAGATGCAAAACCAGACAAAGAGCTTAAGCAAAAGCTTCTGGATCGCATTGACCGTGCTGGTGGGTAGCTGTGGCTGTGGGACTCGCGTTGTTTACGTCCCCCACGGTGAGCCGGTAAGGCTTGCTGAGACCGTCAAAGCGCGAGTTTGGGTCAAAGGTGCTGACGGTGTTTCTGTGCGCTCCACGGGTCGTATAACGCTGTCAGAGGGTTGGTACGCATTGCCGAAGGAATAGTATGTCTCAACAAGTCATCAACGTTGGATCAACCGCAAACGACAATAACGGAGATACGCTCCGTGGGTCGTGGATTAAAGCGAACGCGAACTTCGATGAGATCTATGCCGCGCTCCCACTGACCGCTCCATCAACGTGGGTTCCTACGCTGATTGATTCCGGTGGTGGTCGCACGTTTAACTTTACCATCAACACTGCTCGACGAACGGCTGTCGGTTTTGTTGAGACATTTACTGTTGATCTGACCATCAACTCAGTGAGTGGTTCTGCGACCGGAAACCTGCGGTTGGGTCTTCCTGACGCTGCGACCTACGACGCTGCTGTGTCCATCTGGTTGGACAATGCGACGAATCAAGCGAAGACTTCTGTCATTGGTAAGATTGTCGGAGGCACTTCTTACTGCGAGTTGAGCCATTACGAGACCGGTGACATCGCAAGTCTTGCAAGCCATCTCCAAGCCACTTCACGCATTCTCGTCTCCGGTGTCTACTTCAAAGCGTGAACCTCATTGCAACCAGTCTCCAGTTGGGGATGTCCGTGCTACAGAGCGCGATGGGGAATCCATCGTTCTTGTGGCAGGGAGTGCTGGTGCGTTGTCTTCCTGCTGCGATTACTGATGCAAACTCGGTTATTGCCGGTGGTTTCCAAGATAACGTTCAAGCGCGGATCTTGGTTAAGTTCTCTGACTGGAGATTGGCAGACTCAACTCTTGTAACCGTTGACGCTTCGGTCTGGTCTTGTGACGTTGGTTTCACCGCTGACCGTCTCTTGCAAGAGTCTGGAAGCTTGCTGCTGCAAGAAAACACAGATCGCTTGCTTCTGACTTTCGGGAAGATGATTCCGGTGGTGGGTCGTCTTGTGACCTACGATGGTCGCCAAATGCGGATCATGTCTGCAAAGCGTGATGGCTCCGGTGCTTACTATGCTCTTGAGCTTGGAGCTAAAACCAAATGACGCCAACCGTCACAGTCGATACGTCCCGCTTTGACGCTGCTTGGAAGGAATATCTGCCCAAGACTCGGCGGTCTTTGGCTGATGCTGTTAACTCCCGCACGTTTTTCTTGATGCTGCGGTTGTACATTCTGCTTCCGCCAAAGTCCCCACAAGCTGCTCGAAACAAGATTCTCGACTACTTCAATCGTCCGATTGGAGCGAGAAGGATTGACAAGAAGACTGGCAAGTTTCTCGGTCGTTCGCGTGAATTGCGCTTGGTCCACTTGATCGCTCAAGCGAAGAACGCTAAAGCGGGAAAACCCGGACTCTACGGTCAAGATATGCGTGACGCTGCTGGAAAGCTTCGTCGTCGCGCTGCTGGATCAGTTGGTTACCTCAAGTCTGCTGTAACCAAAGCAATCAAGAAGCTGTCTCCGTCGTTTCAACAATTCGGTGGGACTCGACGGGCAAAGAAGGGTTCCGCTCAAGTGCGGATCGTTGCTGGAAATCAAGCTCTCATCAATCTTGCGAACCAATACGGGTTGCCACAAGAGAACGTTTCAATGCATCGCGGGTCTTCAGCGTATGCATACAATGCAAAGGCTGGTTTTTCTCCGTCTAGTCATGTCCGCTTGAACATCGGTCTTGCTGACAACCAGATCGGAAAAGTTGAGGCAATCTACGCAAAAGCGATGCAACAAGCCTACAACGACGAAGCCAAAGAACTTGAGGGTCACATTACCGCTGCGTTTCAAGCGGCTTTTGATGGTTCTGAATCGAAAGGTATCGTTGTCCAATGAATGCCGTTGCTCTCAGAACCGAACGCGCTTTAGTCGATTGGCTATCTGCTCAAGACTGGTCTGCGTCTCCGCTTGGGACTCCTGCTTGTCTCACCAGCTACGGACACGGTGCGTTTACAGATCCAGACTTAGAAGACCGGATGCCAGACTTTCCGCGCATCGTTGTGCGCTCATCAACTGCGGTTCCGGTTCATCCTATTGACCGGACTTGTGAAGTGGATGTAACCGCTACGCTTCAGCTTTCCGCTGACGATACTCCCGAGTACAACGTTCTTGCGACCGTTGCAGCGTTTGAAAACATCCTGCAACCGCTATTCGTTGACGACAACATTTCAGAATTAAACGCTGGAGAATACAACGAGTCTGGAGGGTTTGTTGCGTATTTCGCAACACCAACTGACTTCGGCATCAATGACACTAGCGAAAGGGCTAGAACTTTCTCGCGTTCAATGACAATCTTTGCAGCAGCAAACTCATAACACACTAACAACATGGCACTTTCAAAAGGTCTTGCGCTAGTATACGGCGCAAAAGGAACCATCAAGCTGTACACGGTTGGAGTTGCAAACGCTCTTACCGAAATCACCACCGGAACCATCACGACGATTGAGAGCTACGACGCTTCGCATGAGGCCGATGTCGAGCAAATCAAGAATTCTGCTGGTGAGGTTGTGGCTCAAGTCTCGGCTAACGAGCGCATTTCACTCAACATCACCTTTATCCCGAGTGCCTCCACTTTTGCCCAAGCTAAGTTAGCCGCGAGCCTCCCCAAAGTGAATGGGTATGCAGCTATTGCCGGAAGTGATGCAACCACTGTTGGCGGTGGTTCTATTGATGGTGATTACGTTTATTCGGGAGGTGGAAGCGTTAAGTTCACCAGCAGCGGTAAGGTCATGGTTACTATTACCGTGACCAAGTATCTCGACGCTTCCGCTTTGACCGGAACTGCCGCTGTCTTCACGCTGTAATCTGTGGCAGATCTTGCAAAGATACTCGCAGAGACCGGACCTCAAGCTCCAGTGGTGCTTGGGGTTCGACTTGTTCCATACACCGTAGGACACGCCATTGTCCTTCAGCGTTTGCGCTCCCCCTACGTTTTAGGTGGAGAGATTACACCGAGCGATTTAGCGGAGGCTGTGCTTGTTTGCTCACAGTCTCCGCTTGAATCCATCAGGTCCATCAAATCAATCTGGCGTGACCTCGTTCTGTGGTTGTGGGGAAAGCGGATTGAGCGGATGAATTTGGTCGTTGAGTCCGACAAGTTTCAGTTGTGGCTCAAAGAGCAGTCAACCGCTCCCGAAGTGCTGATGGAAAGCGGAAGCAAGTCAAAGACTCCTGCAATGCCGTGGCCCGAACGGGTTCTTGTTGGATGTCTGAATATTGGGATTGCTCCTGACGATGCGATCCAAATGCCTCTTGGTGACGCAGAAAGGCTCATTCTAGCTCACGCAGAGATGATGGGTCAGGTTCAGTTGTGGGACGACCAGAGCGAAGCCATTTGGCAGAATCAACAAGCGAACTGATATGGGTGTACTTTCTCTACTTGTTAAGCTTGGTCTTGATTCCACAGCGTTTGAGATGGGCGTGAAACGCGCTCAGAGCGTTGGTGAAAAGTTTGGGAATAGCTTCAAAAACGCCGTCACAAGCAGACTTGCCGGTGCTTTGTCTGTGGCTGCTGTCACCGGATTCGCAAACTCGGTTGCTCAAGCCGCCGACCGTGTTGGAGAGCTTGCCGAACAGTTGAACATCTCAACCGATGATGTCCAAAAGTTCCAAATGGCAGCGCAACTCTACGGAGTAAAGTTTGAGGCTGTTGCTGCGGCTATTGCTCGCGTAAACGACGCAAGAACTGCTGCAATCGCAAATGATGGACCGCAGAGAGCAGCGTTTGAGCGTCTCGGCTTGAGTGTTCAGCAACTCTCAGACAGATCTCTTGGAAGCGAGCAAGTGCTTGTTGCTCTTGGTGAGAAGCTCAACGCCAATCGCAATAACGCTGAGATGATGGCTGCGGCTGCTGACTTGCTTGGTTTGAAGCTTACAAAGGCTGCGATGGCTGCTGGAACAATCAAAGACTTGGGTCCAATTGATATGTTCAAAGCGGAGGACATCAAGAACATTGAGAAATTCAACGATCAGATGGATATTCTGATTAAAAAGACTCAGGTTCAATCTGTCGCTGCTGCTAAGTCTTCATACAATGCGGTAAAACTTGCGTTTGATTTGTTCAATCTTACGCAAACTGGAAAGGCTGTTGCGTTTGCGTCAAAGCTACAAACAGCACCGGCGGCAATAGCTTTGGATTTGGCTTCTGGAAATTCACAATTGATGGGCGGTGGTGCTGCAACACCAG